TTTTATTTTTTGGGAGAGGTGTCTGAGTGGTTGAAGGTGGCGGCCTCGAAAGTCGCTGTGGGCGCAAGTCCACCGAGGGTTCGAATCCCTCCCTCTCCGCCATTGTTGACGCTCAGGCGAACCCTGTTCTACACCGTTATCGGTGTGGGGCAGGGTTTCCTGTTTTTTGGGGTCAATTTGGCAGGAAACCTCGTCAAAAGGCTCGCCAACGTACATCCGCATGATAATGTGGTCATCATGGACGTCTATGGCCTTAATAAGGGCTTTTAGCAGTGTTATTTGGGCTTCTGCCGGGGCTTCGTCCAGATGAGCCATGGCAAACCGCAGGTTTGAGTATAAGTATTCGCTGGAGTGGATCGACATATCAGCGGCCCTGCGGCGTGCGACCGCTTTTGAGAGCTGATCTTCAGCCACCGTGATTTCCTTTTCGTAGGCAGTCATTTTTTCAGAGTAGGTGACGCCTCTCGGGATCACTTTCTCAATGGCTAAGTTTAAGAGCTTGGCCGCCGCTTGTTTTGCCTTTTCGAGTTTCTTTTGGAGAGTCTTGATTTCTTTATCGTAGATTTCCAGTTTGGTGGCGTTGTCCTTGATAGCTTTTCCCATCGCCTTCACGATTATTTCCTGATCTTTTGACGCTCGCCTAAAGAAGGCAATTACCGCTTCATCGAACGCCGTAGCGGATATCCGCTTGGTGTCACACCCGAGTTTCTGTCTCGCCCGGCTACACTCGTAATAATAAAAAATGTTACCGTTATGGCTGTGAGCTATGGTGCAGACGAAACTGCTTCCGCATTTCCCACACTTCAGTAATCCTTTCAGACGCTGGTTATAATCTTTGACTATTTTTTTGAATCTGTGCCCGGGCAGGTTTGCTGTAATCACCCGGTTCGCTTTATCCCAGAGTTCCTCATCAACTATCGCTTCGTGTGTGCCTTTGTGTAGTTCTTTGCAGTAGGAAATCATCCCTTTGTAGAACGGATTCTTGAGAATTTTGGCGACCGTCTGTTTGCGCCAGACCATTTTTTTGGCTGTCGGCACTTCGCCTTGGATGAGAATGTGCCCGATCTCGCTTAAGGTTTTGTTATCAGCGGCCAGTTCAAAGATTCGGCGTATGTGCGGGGCTATGGTTTCATCAATCACGTTCTTATGAGGTTGCCTGCCGTTTGGAAGGGGCTCGCCATCTTTGATTTGTTTGTAGCCAAACGGTGGTTTGCCCGCTACCCATTTGCCTTGTCTTGCCCGGGCGATCGCTGAGGCTTTGACACGCTCACCGGTCATTTCACGCTCGAAAGCGGAGAGCAGTCCGATGATGCCGATAACAACCCGGCCGATGGCGGTTGAACTGTCCAGATTCTCACGAACTGATAGGAAGTCAACTTCTTTGGCTTTGAAGATGTCGATCATGCCGTAAAGATCACGAGGGTTGCGGGTGAGACGGTCAAGGCGGAAGAAGATGATCCCATCAAACGATCTTGTTTTTTGGATATCTTTCAGGATCGCTTGAATGCCCGGCCGGTTGAGATCCTTGCCGGAGTATCCGTCGTCATTAACAATGCCGTTTTCTCCGAAATTAGCCATCTCGTAGCCAAAAGCCTCGAGCATGTTCTTGCAGTGGTGCGCTTGGGCGTCCAGTGTCGTGTAGTCGCCTTGCGCCTGATCGTCGGTTGAGCATCTGGTGTAAATTACAAATCGTTTTCGTTTTCTTTCTAGTGCCGGCGCTATCATTTTTCTCCTTTCCTTTACAACAACCCCTATAACAACCCCTCTGACAAGTCAAGCTATATCAAGCCTTCCGGTCTATAAGTTGCCTTAGTCATATATTCCCCATTTTTTCGATTTTTGTCGGAGTTTTTTCCGACACTTTTGGCAATTACGGGGAATGTACGCCTTGAGGTGATACCAAATGGGCAAACCAATAGTTAGTCAATTTCAAAAACGTTTCGGCGATCGAATCACGGTTGTTTATCCAGACAAGCCCCGCAGTGTGGTTGAGGAACAAACACAGGGGGAGGTACTGGCAAAGGCTGTTACGCAGGTAATAGCGGAGATCCTTGGACGTGAGCCTACACAGGAAGAATTGCTTGGCATAAAGCCAATTTATACCCCGCCGGTACACCCGTAATTATGCGTTAAGCCGAAAAGGCTTATTCTTTAGTTGGGCTCATTTGAGACACCGCAAAAAAAACAAAGCGGAGGTGTCTCATGATGAGTCCAAGGTACGAAGGTCTGTTTCAAGATTGGGAAATCGGAGTAGCAAAAAATGTAATTGAGAGGTTCAGGAAGCAGTGGAAATGTTTGGAGCTGGAAGGGTTTGATGATCTTTTACAGGAATGCTTATCCTACTGGCATTTCTCAAAAGATGATTATAACCCTTCAGCCGGGGCAAACGAACGAACATTTATGTCCCGTGTTATTGAGCATAAGTTACAAAAGATTGTTCGAGATTTAACTAGAGATCGAAGGATTATATTTAATAAATCGGTTTCATTAGATAGCCCGATTTCAAATGACGAAGATTCGCCTACCTATTTAGATCAGCTTTCAGAAGACGAGAATCACGTCTCGGATCTGCATATCACCGCATTACTCAAAATCGACATCCACCGGACTATTGAGAAGTTAACCCCACAGCAAAGGGAGTTGTGCCGCCTTTTGGGTGAGGAAGGTTTAAGCGTTTCGGAAGCCAGCGAGTTGCTTAATACGCCCCGGAGCACTCTCTATGACGACATTAAGCGCATAAAAGCCATATTCCAACAGGAAAACCTTCATGAGTATCTCGATTAAAAAAAGTTCCGACACTTTTCGGAATTATGGGGAATGTACGCCTTGGAGGAAAAAACGATGCAGGTTTGTAGGTTCAAATTCAACAGAAGTTTAAGCCGTGAGCAGATCGAGGAAAAGATCGCCTTTGCGGTTGTGGCGGCTGAATGCACGTTTGGGCAGGCGAAGGTCAGGCTTAATGCGGCTTATCTTGCGGCGGACAACAAGGTCGTTATCGATGTTTCCAGCCCGGTGGGCGAGCACATAGCGGAGGTGTTCACCGGGCTTCTTATTAAGGATTACGGCGAGCAGTCATTCACTGTGGAAAGGGTGCGCAATGAAAGTGGTTCGGGGACTAAAGGGAATCTATAAGCGCTTGAGTTGGTACAACCGGATGCGTTTGCGGGAAGCCAACTGCAAGGAGTTAAGGAGAAAGTCGTGAGTCTTTACAGGCACCAAAAAGAAGCGGTTGAGTTTGCTATCCGCAATCGTGGGTGTTGCGCTTTATTTCACGATCCCGGCTTGGGCAAAACTCGCACAGGGCTTGAGGTGTTTCGCTATTACAGAGGAAAACACCCCGGGCTTCGGCTTTTGGTTGTCTGTCCGCTTTCCTTGGTCAACTCGGCGTGGGGCGAGGATATCAAAAAATTTACCGACTTCACCTATGCGCCGTTCAAGGAGATCAAGAGCGAGGTGCCGGATATTGTGGTCATCAACTACGAGTGCCTTATCTCGAAAAAGAATTTACCTCTTGTCGAGTCGCTTATCTGGAAGCACCGGTTCTTGTGCATCCTAGATGAAAGTTCCCGCTTGAAGAACAACAAATCCGTCACCACAAAAACGCTTCTCGCTTTGGCGGAGTGCTTCCCGTACCGCATGGTCGCCTCAGGGACCCCGATGCCGAACAGCGAGCTTGAGCTCTGGGGACAGATGAATTTCGTCCAGCCGGAGTTGCTTCATAAATCGTTCTACGCATTTCGCAATACCTATTTCCATTTGGAGCGCAACGGCATCATGCGGCAAGGAAGCCGGTACATGAGCAAAGACGAGATTCGGGAAATCTTCAGTCAAGGGTGGAAGTACGCCATCACGGATGAGAACAGGGAACTGTTGATGTCCGAGATTAAGCCGTACACGCACTGGGTCAAAAAAGAAGAAGCGTTGGATCTACCAGAGAAGATCGATGAGACACGTGAGGTCACGCTCTCGGCGCAGGAACGCAAGGCTTACAAGGAAATGGAGGATTTACTTATTACCGAGATTGAGGGCGTTGAGGTGACGGCGCAGATCGCTCTTACGAAACTCATGAAGTTGCGGCAGGTGACAGCCGGGTTTTTGTATTCAGCTACCGGGGCGGCGCTTCAAATCGGGACTTCCTCAAAAATTAAAGAGCTTGAGGAGGTGCTCGAGGAGCTTGGCAATCAGCCGGTGATCATTTGGGTTCAGTTTCATCACGAGGTTCACGCCATTCAGAAACTCATCAGCGATAAGTACGGGGCGAATCAGGTCACGACGCTTTATTCCGACACGCCCGACCGGGACGAATCGATTAACAAATTCAAAAACAGTGAGGTGCGGTATCTGATAGCGCATCCCCGATCAGCGGCGCACGGGCTTACGTTCGTGAACTGCTCGGCGATGGTGTTTTTCAGTCTGGATTATTCATATGAGGCGCACGCTCAGGCGAGGGATCGCATTCACAGGATCGGGCAGAACATGAGTTGTTTGTACGTTTACTTGGTGGCGAAGGATTCGATTGACGAGGAACTTTTGAAAGTTCTGCAACGCAAACAGTCATTACAGGACGTGGTCTATGGAATCGTCAGAAAAAAGGCTAAAGGAAAAAATCCTCGCAATGCTTAGAAAGGAGTTTGGCGATGCTTGGGTCTACAAGACGTCGGATAGATGGAAGGCGGGAATCCCGGACGTGCTCATCTGCAGAAAAGGACGCTTTTTTGCGGCCGAGCTTAAGGTCGGGAATAACAAGGCTACGAGAATACAGCTTTACGTTCTTGAACAGATTAAACGTGCCGGTGGGCGTGTTGCTGTGTGTCGTAGTGTGGATCAGGTCAGGAATCTACTTATTAACGAGGGAGGTGATTTAAATGGTTAAGGTCGGAGAAAAACTTCTCATCGCCGTCAAGGTTATCAGCATCACTGAGACTGAAAGCGGCATCTTTTACAAGGTCGCTCCGCTGGATAAGGAGAGGCATTACGACACGATGAATATTTACGACAAGGATATTCAGTCGTGCATGGGGCAGGAAGTGAAAGGAGGAAAATAATGCCGGAGAAAGACACAGAACGAGAGTTGCTGTATCGGTTCAAATGCGCACGAGAACGCCGGGAAGAAATGAAGGCGGCGTTGGACGAGTCGCAGGAGGAATACGAGAAAGCGGAATCACGGCTCATCGAGTTTTTGGAAGCGAATGGGGCGGTATCCACGGCTAAGTATGAGGGCATGGGATACGCCCAGATTCAGAAACCGAAACTTTATGCGAGCTGTCGGCAGGAGAACATGGACAGGCTTTTTGATTTCCTTAAAGAGCAGAAGCGTGAGGATCTTATCAAGACAACTGTCATGCCGCAGACCCTTTCGAGTTTCACGAAAGAGTGCATAGAGGGAGGGGTCGAGGTTCCGGAGTTCATCAGTTATTACTTAAAACCAACAATCAGGCTTTATGCCTGAAAAACGAAGGAGGCATGACATGAGTCAGGAAATCGTAAAGACGCAAGAAGGTTCTCTAATACAGGCGGATAAAGAACAGAGAGGTTTTGAATCCGGCGTTGATCAGCAGGACTTGATCATCCCGAGAGCAAAGCTCATTCAGGCGTTATCGCCTGAGATGCAGGAAGGGTTGCCCGGCATAAAGATCGGGGCGATCATCAACTCGCTAACGAAGGAGACGTTGCCGGAGGAGTTTATCCCGATATTCTCTTTCAAGAATTACATTCGTTTTAACCCGAGAAGCAAGGACGATCCGAATTTCGACTCGGACTTTGAGCCAGGTGCGATCATCTGGCGCTCAGCGGACCCGAGCGATCCGCAGGTTCAGTCGCAGACGAAGTTCGGGCCTAATGGCGAGAAGCCGGTGGCGACGACGTTCCTTAACTTCTTCTCGTTCTTCCCGGGCGTTCCCATGCCGGTGATCGTCAGCTTCGCAAAGACGAGTTACCGTACTGGAAAACAGTTGTTATCGTTGGGCAAGTTCCGGGGCGGGGATATGTTTTCCCGCAAGTACCGTTTGACTTCGCAGATGGAGTCAAACGATATCGGGACATACGCCGTTTTAAGGGTGGCGCCTGTGGGCGACGCCGCACCGGAAGATTTCGCCGTGTGCGAGCGGTTGTGGAAAGACTTCGCCGCTAAAGCGAAGGATATACAGGTTCACGTTGAGGATACCACGGAGGAAGAAAGACCATATTAAAGAGGATACGGGGTGGGGACATTTTGTCCTCACCCCTGTTTTTATAGGAGTGTTTTATGACAATACCGGAACAGTTACGTGATAACCGGTATGGTTTCCTCAAACTCCGTGGTCAAACGAAAATACCGCTTGAGACAGGATGGCAGAAGAAACCGTACCGTTTTACAGATATCGAGTCGTGGTTTAATACCGGCAACAATTATGGCGTGATGGGCGGCGAGGGCGAGCTTATCGTTCTCGATGCTGATCAGAAGCGCATTAGCGAGATCGCCGAGGTGGATTTACCCAAGACCTTCACGGTCAAGACGCCGAAGTGCGGGCATCATTATTATTTTTTATGCGCCGAGATCACACGCAAGATAGTCCTCAATAAGGACAAGGAACATTTTGGCGAGATCATTTCGCATGGGGCGCAGGTTGTCGGGTGCGGCTCGATTCATCCGGACACAAAGACGCCGTATGAGCTTCTGCGTGATTTAGGAATAACACGCATCAGCCGTGAGGAAATATTCGCACCGCTCGCAGAGTTTTTGGTTGATGACAAGCAGTTGTACGACGGCATTAAGCCTGAAGATTTGGACATCATGTCCGTTCTGCAAAAGAACGGCGTTGAGTTAAAGAAACTATCCGGTCAATACGCCTGCGCTCATCCCATCCACGGTTCAAAAACGGGGATGAATCTTGTTGTGCATCCGCAGAAAAACGTCTGGAAATGTTTCCGTTGTAATTCGGGCGGCGGCACGCTTCTTCTCATCGCCGTGCTTGAGGGGATTATTGAATGCCAAGAAGCGAAGGCTGGGGTGTTACGTGGCGAGCTGTTTAAACGTGCTGTTAAAGCGGCGGAGGAAAAATACGGTTTCAAGGTCAAGCGTCAGGATCACTCAAGCGTTCCGGCGGGTTTGTGGAATGATGAGTGGAATTCCAAGCGGCTTGTTGAGCGGCATGCCGGGCTTATCAGAAATTGCGACAATCTTGGCGGCTGGCACGTTTGGGACGGCAGAGCGTGGAAGCTCGATGAGATTCACGTTATCACGGCATTGGCTCGGGACACCGTTAGAGCGTTTCATGATTATCTTCAGCAGATGGATGAGGATGAGCAGAAGTATTTTATCAAGCACATGCGTATCTCAGGCAACGAGGCGAAGCTCAGAGCCATGGCGAACGTGGCTCGAAGCTGGCCGGGGATGTCGGTGCGATCAGATGATTTCGACGCTGATCCGTATTTATTAAATTGTCAGAATGGCGTGCTTGATTTGCGCACGGGTAAGATGTCGGCGCACAACCCGGATTTTCTTCTCACGAAGATTTGTAACACGCATTTCGACTCTAAGGCGCAATGCCCGGAGTGGATGAAGTTTCTTGATACTATTTTTAAGGGCGATACAGAATTAATCGATTTTATTCAGAAGGCTGTTGGATATGGGCTTACCGGCGATGTGTCGCAACAGGTGTTTTTTATACTGCATGGAGACGGCGCCAACGGTAAGTCAACTTTCGTTGAGACGTTTTATAAGATTCTCGGCAGTTACGCCGCAATAACGCCCACATCGACATTGATCGCCAAGCGGGGTAATGAGATTCCCAATGATGTGGCGAGGCTCAAGGGCGCACGCTTCATTATTTCATCAGAGCTTGAACGCTCAAAGACGCTTGATGAGGCGTTGGTTAAACGATTCACGAGCGAGGAGCCGATCTCGGCACGATTTTTAAGGCAGGAGTTCTTCGAGTTTAAACCCACCGGCAAGATTTATCTTTCCACGAACTACAAACCCACGATTAAAGGAACGGATGACGGGATCTGGCGGCGTATACGGCTTATTCCGTTTGAGCATAAATTTGAGGGGGCGAACAAGATTGAGAAGTTCGCAGAGAAGTTCTTGTATCCAGAATTGCCCGGGATATTACGCTGGGCTGTTGAGGGGTTTTTAAAGATGCAGAAGGAAGGCATGAAACCGCCGCAGATCGTCCAATGCGCAACGCAGGATTATAAATCAGATGAGGACGCTATTGGGGCGTTCTTGGATGAGCTTTGCGAGTTCGGGGAGATGGAAATAGTCGGCGTATCCGAGCTCTATGATTCGTTTAAGGAAAACTCAGACGCTTTCATGCGCAAGAAGGATTTCAACGATTACATGGAGAAGCACGGGTATCAGAAGGACAGAGGCACGGTTGGGCGGCTTAAAGGCAGGTATTACTGGCGAGGGTTGAAGCTCCGGGAAGTGCCGAAGGGGGAGGATTTCGATGATCGGCCATATTAGGCTCAAAAACTCCACCGCTATAAATCGTTTATTGACAATGAGTTGTGGCGAGTGGTGGAGAAAGTGGAGTTTTTTATCTATAACTCGTGTGTGAGAAAAATTTTGTTTTTATATATATGTACAGGAGAAATGGAAAATCACTCCACTTTCTCCACCGCATTTGCGTAAGTCATTGATTTGTAAGGGGAAAACCCCGGTGGAGTTTTTTGTATGGATAAGCATGAGGAGTTCAAAAGGCTATATAAACGGTTCATTGACGGCTCACGCTGGCTGAATAAGAAGATGCTGGAAGGCACAGCCCGGGACAAGGACAAGGAAGAATTTAATCAGCAGGTGGTTGAGCCCATGGACGCAATATGGGCAACGTTCACTGATGAGGAGAAGGACTATTGGGGCAAGGTTCAGCACGCAGTTGATCTGTTTGAGGGAACAATTGTCCTTGAAGATGAAGCACGTAAAAGAAAACAGATTGAAGAACGAAGCAAGAGGAAGAAGAAGCGATGGAGAAATTATTCCCGATCATATTAATCGTTTTAGATTTCGCCGCAGGTGTTGTGTATGCCTGTGGCGGGGACGTACGGCACGCAATTTACTGGACGGCCGCAGGAGTATTGACGTTATGCGTGACGTTTTAGGCAAGAATTTTTACGGGTCCTTCCGGGGGCGGCTTGGGCGAGGGTCGGGCGAGGCGCATTTTGTGAGTGATACAAAAATCAAAAATGCGTGTCAGTGTCAGTAAGGCGCAATAAGGGTACTTAAAATCGCCGGAAAG